ATCAATTGCTGGACTTACACAACCGTCACACGTGGTTACAATACCTTCGTCCATAATAATGTAATAATCTGTGCCTAGCTCACGATTACCAAAGGGGATCTCCAATACATTGTTGTAAACACTGCATGAAGTTGCCAATACGCTTTGTTGAAGTGTTCCGTCCGAAGTGTATAAACTAATGCTGCCGCTTCCCAATGTTAATGGAGCATACCAAGGAATTATTCCTTGATCTACACCTTCTATAACAGAGCCAACAATATCACCATATGATATGTAGTAAGGTCCGCTAATTGGGACATCACTGTTTTCGCAATCATTAATTGTCCAACCTGCTTTGTCTCCTGGAAGAGTGCTTCCAATACTAATCATACAAGGAATCGGAGGACCTCCGACTTCGCCAGGTAGTGGGTCGGGTGGAACTTCTGGGAACTCACAAGTAATACAATCACTGATAAGTCTCCATTCTTGTAAGTTTTCGTCCCAAGCTAATATGTCTTTGTTGGCTTTGCCATCAGGTAATCCTTCCAAACCGCCAACTAAATTAGTAAAGTCGATGGTAATGTTGTCATCTACGTCTTTGCTTACAATTAAATCACCGCCCACAAAGTTGTAGCTGTTGGTGTTACTTGTTACAACAGTGCCGTTGTCAAGAGTAGCTAATTCCGCACTGACCACAAGTTTTCCGCCGCTGGCATCGCCCACAAGATCCACGCCCGTAACGTCTTTGAATGTGTCAAATATTACATCAAATAATCCTTCGCCGCCGGTAAAGCCCGCGTAGATGTCATCTAGTTTGTTGAGCAGCGAGAGGATACCAAGTGCTGTTGCCAGATCACCCGTGTTGTCCAACGCATCTGTATTTGGGTCTATGGCATTGGTTACTTGTTTTGGCGCGTATACCACAGTAACACTTGGGTCGGAGAACGGACCGGTTACTATACTGTTAACACCACGTGTCTTAATAACAAATTCGCTAGTGTCTAGACTATCTACATCTGCAATTACGTTGGTGTTAGCCGGAAAGGTTTCGGCATTGACCTGACGTTTGGTCGTGAGCAGTGTGTAGCTTCTTGCGCTTTCCGCACTGTTTACATCGTTACTAAGCCAGAACTCCATACCTTCCACAACACCTGTGGGACTTAATGATTCCATTTGAACGCGTGGTCGTGCATTGTTTTCAAACTTGGTTATTTGTGGAATGCCAGGCTCGCCAATACTGCCAATGGTAATAATACCGTCGGCATTACTTCTTGTAAAGCGTGTGATGTTGATTACACTATACACATCTGCGTCATATTCCAGAGCGGATATCTTAAGTGTAATGCCATCGTCACTCTGGCTTTCTGTTACGGTAATAACACGGAACAGCTTTGAAGTAAAGTTAAGACTTGAGTTGGTTAGGTCAACAACATCACCGGCTTTCAATCCAATGTAACTGTAGTCAACTTCAAAATCAACCATTAGATTCACACGGCTTTGTTTCAACTCTATAAAGCCTAATAGTTCTGCTTGAACAGCTTCGTTAATATTGTCGTATGTGATAACCAGCGTGTTGTCTGGCTCATTAGCATTGCGTTCGTTGGCGGGGATTTCAATCTTAATGAAGTCGCTGCTATCACGCAAGTCTCGATGTGGGAATTCTACTTTGACGCTGTTATAAAGGTCAGTAAGTCCAGTGCCGCCCACACCAATGGACCCCAATACATTCGCATCACTAAAGCTGGCAACACTTGATGCGGCCTTATTAATAACCACGCCCCAAACGCCTGCTTGTGTGTCGTATGTCAACCAAGTTGCGGCGGCACTACATAGGTTCTCAGCGTTTTCTAATACGTTTTCGTCAGTGTCAACCAAACCATTTATCTGGTAACGATTAGGTAGTGTTTGCGCACCTGTTCCTTCGTCATTGTATGCCACAGAGTTTGCGCTGTAGGTGTTCAGATCATCAAGTGAAGTTGTGTCAAGGTCGGCTGCGCCAATACCCAACCCGTAAACTGTTGAGGTCAAGTAGTCCTCAACAACATCACCGGGCAAGTTCATACTGTTTTCTACTTGAAATAGTATGTTGCCCAGTTCCGTAACGTTCTTGTCACGACTATAGTTGACTTTGATTATGGCAAATATTAAGTCGTCGGCTGGGTGTGTTAGTGCTGTCCATTCAGGAAATATAGTGTAAGCGTCGGGCACTGTGCCAGTATAACTTTGTGGAACTTGTCCAAGCGTTGAATCACCTGCATATAGATATACTTCAAACAGTCCGTCGATGCTTTGATCAATGGTGCCATTAGTGTCTACGGCATAGCTTGAAGTAATACCATCTGCGCGAAACACAATGCGTTGTCCATTGCGATATACGTCATTGAATACGTAGGTTGATGCCGTGCCGTCACTTAGTTTAACACCGGTTCTTTCAGATAGTGCTAGAGCATACCACATGGTCTTATTGTCTGCACTCATTCGCGCATCGAATATGTTACCACCAAAGTATGCTTGTCCATACAACACAGGAACTTTAGTCTGCGCATCTGGTTCAATCTGTAGTCGCACACCTTGGTCAATGTTCTTTGTGCCACTGTTGTTTGATTTGATTGTGTTTGAACTAAGTCGACTTACGGCATACCCAAGGCCAATGGTTCTAATTAGACTGCCACCAAAGCTGTCTCCACCCGCATATTGAAGTGCAGTTTTGCCCAAGTCGGCTATTCCGCTGAGAAAACTCATTTAGGTGCTCCGAAGTTAAAGTTTGACTTGGCTAATGCGCTTACTCTGCTCATTAACTCTTGTGCTGGGAAGTCTATTGGGTTAGTCCTGCGCCCGTTAACTTTGTTATTTAACAATTCTACAATGTTGGTTATGTTCAGAGTGATTGTAATGCTGCCAGTGTCACTGCCCATATCTAAATCGTTTGCAATGTCAAAGTTACTTACGATGCCTTCAAACTTGGGTGCAGGGTTGCCTGACATGACAATTAGTTCGCCGGTAGTTACATCAAACAATCCACGCTTGACAGTTACGCTACTTCCTTTAATACGGTTGTTAAGTATCTCAGAAACGTTGCTGGATGGCACACCGCTGATTGATATACCTACTTCTTTTGGGGTTGCTCGCAGTTCGTCTGTTGTTGTTGTAATGTTTAATAGTTCGCCAAGGCTTTGATAAGTGTCCGAACCTATAGTGTAGTCTTTGTGATAATCTGTGAATGTCAATACCTGATAACCTGGCACGTCCATCTTAACAAAGAGGTTTGATTGTATACTTGTATAACTTGATAGATCCAACGCCATTATAGTGCCTCCGCAAACACAAACTCACCACTCCAGCTTACTTGATTGTAACCGAAGATGGTCCAAGTTGGCATACTCACGCAGATAATGTCCCAGCTAACATCAGTGCCCACTTTAAGAGTATAGCTTGCTGCTGCTTCGCGAATGGGACGATGAACAGTAATTGTGTCTACGTTGAACGCAACGTCTTCTACCACAGTGTAAACACTTGCACTTCCTAACTGAATGTAGTCACCTGCTCTAAAGCGAAAGCCCGAACCAAGTGTTGCTCCCCCAGTTATGGTTACTGTATTACCGCTAGTGTAGCTTACTGTGACGCCGGTTACGTTGGTTAAGTCACCTTGATACTCCGCTATGTAAGACATACCCGGATTACTAATTTGGACGGTGTCTACAGTGGTGCGATCCAATGAGTCAACTAATTCAATTAAGCGTCTGTTATCACTCCACTTGGGACCGTCTGGAAGACTAACTATGAATTCATAATTAGCCGCACCAAGGCTAGTTGCTTTTACCACACCGCCTCTGCTAATGGTTTGCGCAATGTTCTTGCGCTTGCTTATGCTGATCTGTGTTGCGTTGTCAAATACATATTGAAACGACATCTGTTTATCTCCTAGTCTGTGGCAAACTGCGTCTACCCTGTTCTGATACGGCATACATAAACTCTGGGTCACGTGCTACCATTTGCTTGAAGCTGGCTGCATCAACTGCGTTTATGTTGTATGTAACGTTTGAGCTGCCAACGCCTGGTGTAACCTGAGCGGGACCACTTACAAGTTCAGGACCCTTCTCACCAACAACACCAAACTGACCACTTGGAATTGTGCCACCGTTAGCAAAGAAGCCAGCAAATGTGTCTAAGGCGCTGCTTCCGCCACCGCCACCACTGCCAAGTGCTCCAAATGTTGAAGCAAGCAATTGACGTATCTGACTTCTCAACAGTTCTTCAAGTATGGTGTCAATAAAATCACGGAACTCAAACTTACCAGTCTTGGCAAAGTTGACAATTGAATCTTCCATTGACTGCGTGGTCTGTTGAAATAAACGTTCTGCTGTTTGTGCTGCGTTAGTAGCGTTGTCTTGGTATTCATCAAATGCACGTTCCCAGCCAGTGCTGAACTGCCTTGACTGCTCATACGCTGCTTGTGTTGCTTCCTGCTGGGCTTTAATTGATGCTCTTGTGGCTTTGTCAATTTGCTGTAGCTGTCCCTGCAGAATAGCATCGTTTTGTCCAGGCTCTAGCTGATCCTTTAGGCGCTGCTTTGATGCTCTGGCAGCACGTAGTTCACGCACTTCAATTTCTTTGAGTTCACGTGTTATGCCACGCAGTCCTTCAAGCTGCTTGTCTTGAATAGCGTCTGCTGTGCGCTGGTTGATTTCACTGATGATTTCATCTGTGCGCTGTTGTGAACGTTTGAGAGCAAGTAGACGCTCTTGCTTGGCAATCTGTTCGTCAGTTAGCTTGTTGTTGTCTTCTGATGATTCGTTAACATCGTCTTGTGCTTCTTTGTTCTGGTTAAGTGCGTCT